GGCGGCATAATAACCTTCCACATAGATGGACGCACCAGCGAATGGCGTAGCGTTACGCAACGCGGCGACACTAGCCGCTGTCGCCGCACCGCCAACTGGAGCCTGAACGGTTACGCCGTTCTGCACTACAGGAAATACTTCAGCGCCGGATAATGGCAAAGACGCTTGTGGAAGCTGGGATATTTTTACGTCGGCCATTGCTGAATCCTATTAAGCCAGGAATTTCAATTTATACAGAGTTTTCAGATACAAGCCAACTATCTCGTCGACAATGTTTTGAATGGCTGTGTCGTCGCCAAACTCTTCGCGGCCTTTTTCGATCTTTTTCAGCGAATCTTCAAGAAATTCAACAACATTTCCTGTTTTTTCGGCTGAATGCAACGTAATCGGTCCGATCAGCCCATGCCGACCCTGATAGATTTCCACCAAATCATCGGCTAAATCTATGATTTTAGGGTAAAAATGGCCCAGAGCCTTGTGTTTGGCGTAAGACCGCGTGTTCAGATGCACAGAATGGGTTACATCCCGCGCCAAGAATAGTTGGCCTACAAAATCAGCGCAACTCATTGCTCAAACCCCGGTAAGACCTGCTGTTGCGGCATATTTGGCACGATGTCGCCCATGTCCAGCGCCGCCGCGATGGTTCCCTGCACAATATCTTGGATCTGTTCGGGCGTCATAGCCGGCTGCGTGACCTGAATCCGTTTCGTTTCAGCCTCGTAAGCCTTGATCTGGCTATTCTGCTCGTCAATCGCCAGTTTCTGCATGTCGTAGGACTGCTGGAGCTGCGCGATCATCGCCGTAGTCTGCTCCATCTGATTCGCCATGTCGTTCATCTGAGCGCGCATCATCTGCGCTTCAGGCGACTCGTCAGAGCCTTCCAGCACCTTCGGATCGAGGATCTTGGCAAACCGCGCCGCCATCTCCTGAGCCCCCGGCCAATCCATGTTCTTGATGAACAGATCGCCCGCGACTGACCAAAGCTGCGGATTGGACTGAAGAATGGTCGCCATCGCGTCCATGGACTCCTGCCGCTTGGTCATGTAGCTCGGGCCGGTCGTAACCATCACGTCATACAAACCAACATTCGGGTTGTAGATTTTGTCGATGGTCTCGCCCGTAATCGGATCCTTGATAATCCGCACCGGCTCGGGCTGCACAGGATTGATCTTGACCATCCCGACTTCGCCATCGATGCCGACGATCCGCGCGACGCGCTGAGTGTCGTAGATCTTCGGGATAAGGTCGACCATCTGCCGCGTGATATACCGCACCGCGCGACTCATATTGTCTACGTAATGGAACGTTGACGTGTCGCCCTGCCGTTCCCGTGCCAATATAGCACGACCCGTTCTTTCGTTACTGGTCGCACCAATTGAACTGTCGTATTGACCCGTTGTCGACTTAATGTCTTCGCCAGCACCCATCTTGGCCTGTATGAGGCCGGTTTGCGCCAGAGGCGGCTGAGCGCGCTCGGGCAACGGCAGAGGGCTTCCAGCTCCGTCAGTAACATCCGGGTTGACCTCCAGATACGGCCAGTTGTTCGTATTGGCCGTCTTCCACTGCATCTCATAGCCTTCAAACTGGCCGCCGTAGCCAATGAAGGGCGCTTTTGGGGCCAGCGCAAGCATCTCTGCTTCCTGACTGACCCAGTAGTTATACATGCGCTGCGCGTCTTTTGCGTTGCGCACCAGACCGGAAATGTAGAGCTGGCCGTCAACCTCGAACTCATTACCGATGACGCGGACGACCGGGATCCACTTACCCGCCCAGTCCCGCTCTTCGAGGATCTCGTAGCCGTTGGTCTTGACCCACTTCACCTGCCGGCGGTCGCTCTGCCGGCTGCGTAGCGGCTTACCGTAGGCTGACTTCAGCCGCTTGTCCTCCGGCGTGCCGTCGAACGCCGTGATGTTGTCCGGGTAGAGGTTCAACGTCGCCTTTTTATGCTCGACGTAGAAATATTCCGCGATGCGGATGGTCTCCTGCGACAGCCACATACTCAGCGACTGATCGCCGACGCCCTGCGCCATCATCGTTGAGATCGGCGTCGCGTCTGGATACAGCCGCTCATATTCCGACTTGGCGATGTCTTCCGTGATGAAACACCATTCCGCGTCTGACCCGCACGGATCCTGAATCATCGGATCCATATAGACGCTGAAACTGTTTCTGACCCGGACGATTTTAATGTCCTGATCGAACGAGTCCTCGCGACAATATTCCGTTATCAGGCGGATATAGCCCTCGCCATACGTGACCTGATTGTCGCAGGCCGTGTCATAGGCCACGTCCGCGTCGGACAAATATTCGATGTGCTTGATAATGCCGTCGAACACCTCGGCTACCGCCGGGTCCGCGTTTTCGTCAGCCGGTATGACCTTGCCCTGCGGCCGATTCTGCCGCTGCTCGTTGGTCACGAGCCGGACGTGCTGCGGCAGCTTGTTGATCGTCAGGCACGGGCGCGCGTTGATCGTCTGCCCCTGCACCGCGCCGCGCGTCGCCAGCACGTCCGCCGGCCACTGCCACTGATTGTCTGGCGAGCCCGCCATAAACCGCAGATCGTCCAGCTCGTCCTCGCGAGTGTCGCTGTAGGCGGACATCGCCACCGTAAAGCGATGCCGCAGCGTCGACAGGCGCTCGTCGCCCTCGTCGGCGCTGGCTACCTTGCCGGCGTCCCTGACATCACTTGCAGCCACTGGATTTACCTTTTTTCGCCGCCGCGCGCTTGGTCGAGTAGGCAATCGCAACCGCCTGTTTCTGCGGCTTTCCAGCCTTCATCTCAGCCTTCACGTTCTTGCGGAAGGCTTCTTTGCTGGTAGATTTCACGAGCGGCATTACTTTTTCCTCGTTTTGGCTGACTGTTTGAACGCCTTGGCCGTCGGCGCGCCCTCAGCGCCCGGTTTGCGCATCTTCTCGCCCGAGCCGGCCTTGATACGCGCCCGTTTGGCGTGGATTGCAGCATACAATCCGGGGCTTCCGGGCTTTTTCACGGGCATTTCCATCTCCGAAGACTAGCTTTTGCGCGCTCGCCATTCTTGGCTTTAGCTGCGACGGAGCCCATACGGGCACAAAATGACGCCTTCCGGCCCTTGTCAGCCTCAGTCTTGGGGTTGGGCGCAGGAGCCTTCAGCTTGCTCCCCGTCGCCGCGTTATACTTGGCCCTGCCCTTCGCGGTCAGGCCAGCGCCCGCCTTGGTGGACAGCTTCTCACCACGGCCAACGGACAGAGAAACAGATTTTTTAGCCATCAAGAGGCCATCCAACCGGAGGAAATCGCCCCACCATAGCCGACCCGGCGTCTGTTGTCCATCGGCCGCGCCTCGCGGTGCGCCACGGGGTAGGCGAATGTTATGGCGATAGCGTCGGCCGCGTCGGGGCTCGCCAGCCCCCGCGCCTTCATGTCCTTCTTGCTCTCCAGAAAGATCGTGCCCTTGCTGTCCGGCTTCATCATCGGCCCGGTCAGGTCAGACTTCAGGAAGCGGTCCTTCGGGATGCTGGCCGTCTTTAACCACTCCTTCATAGCGCCCCACATCTCAGCCCGCTTGTTGCCATACATCAACGGTTTGACGGACTTCTGGCCAAAGTTCACCCCGCGCACCTTGTAGCGCTGCTCCTTCAGCCGGTCGACGACGCCCGCGCCCAGCCCACCCTCGTCGATAACTGTAAGGGCCGGGCTGAACTCCGTTATTACGTCGATGACCCGCCCCACCACCTCCATGGTGTCGTCGCCCCGATAGCGCCGGATCGCGATGATGTCGCGTCCCTGCCTTACCGCGATGACCGTCGCGTCCGCCCCGAACCGCGCCGGGTCCACCCCGACCACAATCGGCGCGGACGGATCCTTTGACGGCGGTCTTGCCATGGCTTCTTCAGCGAGCATGGATCCAATGAACTGATCGTCTGAGGCGTTGGGGAACTCTCCGTAGACCTCGACGTGGGCTGCGCTGCTGTCAGGGCCATATTCGTCGATAATCTGCTGATAAACGGCCTTGTCAGTTCCCTCCACGCTTCGGGCGTCAACAGTCTTGGTTCGCCAGAACTCTCGCTTGGAGTTGAAGCACTCGTAGAAATATCCTGAGTTGCGCCGGGGGTTGCTGAAAGAAAGCCAAAAGCGATTAGGAGTATTTTCCGTAAAGAAGCCTGCCGCCACGGACCAGATCGCATCGTCAATACCACTCGCCTCATCGAATACGAGCATGACGCCCGCGAAGTTGTGAACGCCCGCGTAGGCGTCAGGATTCTCTGCCGACCACAGCCGTCCCTCGACGCCCCAGTAGCGCGTGCCGAGCTTCAGATCGCGCTCCACGAGTTCTGCGATCCACTTGGCAGGGAGGACGCGGGTCGCGCTCACCTCGAACCAGTGGCTGTGCAGGGCCATGCTGAGCCACTTTGTAATTTCCGCCCATGTGACGCTGCGGAGCTGCGCTTCCGAGTTGGCCGACACGATGGTCGTCGACCCGATCCGGGTCGTCAGCATCCAGATCACCAGCCATGAGACGAGGGCGGACTTGCCGATACCGCGCCCGGATGACGTGGCCATCCTGAAGGTCTTGAAGTCTACGCGGCCGCCGTTGGCCTTGATGTGGTCCCGCAGTTCGATCAGCACCTCGCGCTGCCATTTGCGCGGGCCGCTGTGGCCCTCCAGCGGCGTGCCGGGCTTACCCCACGGGAAGGCCAGCCTCACGAACGTCAGCGGGTCGTCCTTCACCTGCGACGCCCATAGCGTCGCCATCAACCTCTGCTCGTCCGTCGCTGAGAATATGGGACTCTGCATCTATTATTAGCCCTTCAATGACGCGCTGTTTGGCCTCTTCCAGCGCCGCCGTGATAGATATGGTCTGGTTGACCTCGACCTGCACCGACTGCGGCGCGGTCCATTTGTGCGCGAACTTTAGCATGTCCATGGCCGCTTTGGTGTCGCCGCTCCGCGCGGCTTTCATCATTACGTCGGCCAGTTCCGCCTCTCCGTCAGCGCGCCCCTTCGTCTCGGCATACTCCGCAATCGGGTCGAGTTGCACAAGCGTCCGGTATTCATGCGGCGTCAGCCCGGCCGCCAGCGCCATGGAGTCGCCGCGCAGGCCCTTACGAGCCGCCTCGTAGATGCGCTCCAGCACCGCTTCCGTCGCGGCGATCTGGCGTGGCTCGTATGGTAGTGAGTGAAACATGGTTTGTTATAGCACGAAAAAATAAAATTTAAAACTTGTTTACATTACAGCAGTAAAAAATAAAAATTTTGTGCAGTCCCTGCGTATTTCTTAACGGAGAGCCCAAGGCCCAGCTCCCCCGCCCTGAATGTCTACTGCTCAATGTCAACAGCTCAATGTCTACGTTTGTCAACGCTCAAGTCATAGCGTTTATGTAAACAGAAAGGGTTAGGCGGTTTAGGTCATTTAGGCGAGTCTGTTTCAAGTCGAGTCAGACTTTTTGCGTGAAGGCAAATAACGCGCGCCCAGACGGCCGCGCGCATAGTCTACCATTTTAGTGGGTTATGCTATTAGGCGATATAGCAAAGACGTTTTAAGTCGCTATACATTTTTACAGTATGTAAACATATATGTATACTTTATATCTTGAATCTTTTTTTTTTGTAAAATAGCATAAATAACCTATCGCCCGGTTATCGCTCGCGTTTCCTCGACCTAAATCACAGCTAAGCACCACCGAAACCCCCAAAAACCACCAAACAAAACCACCTAAAACAAAAATCTTGTTGCGCTCGCCTCCGATCCGCGCTATCTTGTGAGCATCGGTAACAGGATAAAGCCCATGCCAACCATGATCGACGCAATCCAAACCTTCGCCGCTTGCTTCGCCATCGCTGGCGCAATCGTCGCGGCGCTAACCGCCTAACTGTAACAAAGGAACAAGACAATGAGATACACAGTGACTATATCTGAATTTGTAGACGCGCCCGACGCGGAAGAGCAGGCGCGCGCGACTTGGCACTACTTCGACGATCTTACATTGTCGCAAGCATGGCGCATTGTAGAGCGCCACGCGCGGCGCGGTTTCAATCGCTATGGCGGCGAAATCGCCCGCCAAAACTGGGGCGCGCGCGGCGGCGCGTTTCCGCATAACTATCGCGCCGCGACAATCCGTCTCGACACATTCTAACCGGGAGTGAATACAATGGAACTGAATGTCAAATATCTCAAAGCCGCCGCTATCGTCGCCAGCAAAGAAGAGACGCGCTATTATCTGAAGGGCGTGGCCGTGCAAGCGGGCGATAAAGGCGCGTTCATCGTGGCGACGGACGGTCATCGCGCGATGGCCTTCCGTCAAACGAGCGAGGCGCAAGCGCCAGTCGATATTATCATCCCGGCGGACATAATCGCGGGAATCAAACCTAATAAATACGATGAGCGCGCCGAATTGACGCAAGAGAGTGCGAACCGTTGGCGAATTGACTATTGCGGGACAAGCATTGTCTTTTCGCCGATCGACGGGACATTCCCTGACTGGCGGCGCATTGTGCCGAAAGAAATATCGGGCGAGACGGCGCAATTTAATCCGGCTTACGTTGGCGACTTTGCCAAGGTAGCCAAAGCTCTCGCCGCTAAAGGCGATTGCGTCAAAATCGCCCAAAATGGCCAAGGCCCGGCGCTTGTTACTTTCGGTGATGACATTGACGGCTTTGGCCTTCTAATGCCGACGCGCGCCAACCAAGGATCAACCATATCCGACCGCGCGCCCGACTGGGCCACCGTCTAACAATCACTGGCGTCGCGCCATGCGCGGCGCTATCATAACAAACTCACATAGGAGACAATCCAATGACGGAATACAACGGCTGGACCAATTACACTACGTGGCGCGTTAACTTGGAGATATTCGACGGCATGTCGGCGGACTATGTGGGCTGGCGCGGCATGGAATACTGGGAGCTTGCGCCTGTACTGCGTGAATGCGCTGAAGATATTATCGAACAAACCGCGCCCGAGGGACTGGCGCGCGACTGGGCGCTAGCGTTCCTTCAGGATGTTAACTGGCGCGAGATAGCCCAACATTTGCTCGCGGCCAATGCAGAGTAATCCGCGCCCCCTCTGGTCCGAAATCATGCGCGTGCGACGCGAGATACAGGACGCACTCTGGCAAGGCGACGTAGACCACGCCGCCGCGCTCCATCGCGAGCTAGACCGGCTCGAGATGTTGCAATCGTACGGGGAGACTCACGATGTTGACCATTGAAAACAGAACCATAACGGAAAACCAGTTGGACCACATGACGGACGAGATACGCGACTTGATAGCGTGGAAACTCCCCGTCACGTTGACCGACGATGAAATGACGCGCCTAGACACAGCCGTCCTTTACCTTCTGCGCGATCTATTCACGGTGGATGAAAATGATAACCATTGAACTGGACCTAGATGTATTCGAGGCGCTTCGCGATCATCTCGAGACGCTAGAACCGCGCCCGCCGCTGTTAGAGCTTTTGCGGGCGCAAGTGAATGATCTTTACGACGAAGAATCGGAAAAATACTGGCTAGGGGTGTGGGCCAATGGCTAGATCACCTATGCGAACTTTTCTGGACGCACGGCGCGACGGCGCGGACGATCTTGCCGCGCACGCAACCGCGCGTTTACAAACCCTTGGGTATATGCGGGAGAGACCTATGGCTAATCTGGAATATTACTTCGAAGACCTGCAAATCCTGCCCGGCTGCAACATCGTCGCCAGCGGCGTCGCGGACGTAAACTTTCAGCTAGAACCGCCGGACCCCGACAGCGGCTGGCCACGTTGGACAATCGGTGACTGGTGCATACACTCGATCGAACTGGATCCGCTCGCGCTAGGCGAGAAGGGGCTTATGCTTGACACGAAGCACCCCCTTTACCCCCTCATCGAAGCGGCCCTGTATAAGGACGAAAAACTGGTCGAGGCTTGTCTGAATCATGCGGACGATTGAAGCCATCATACTGGGCGCGGCTGTAGCCGCGTCCGCGCTAATCCTTATCCTGTCATACATCGTGGGAGGCTAGAGACATGGGCTACATGAAAGAACTGTGGGAAGACTACGCGCCCTACCGGGCGGCGCTTAAGGTGCTATCAGAGGGCGCGCTAACGGTCATGCTAGGCAATGAGACAAACGAGCTACGCATGGATCTGATCCGCGCCGAATTGGAGTCACGCAAATGCGACGCGTCTACCTTTCCAAAGTAACATGGCAAAACGAGCGGAAGACATTGACACTGTTCGACGCCGATGGCTTGCCGTGGGGTCAGATTTACCTGCCAAAGGCCGATGATCGGGCGCTATTCGTGGCCGCACGGGCTTTGACATTCGCAATAGAGGGCGACTTCAGTGGACGAGATAGACCAAAAGATAATGAAAATCATCGAAGAGGAAGCAAAGGCGAACGGCACGACCGTGGGCGTGCTGATAAACCACGACCGGATGATGTGGAGGTGTGCAATCCGTCAACGGATAATGTGGAGGGCGCGGACTGAACTGAAGGCGTCCTATCCCGCCATCGGGCGCGTTATGCGCCGCACGCACGCCGCCGTCCTACGGGGAGTCCGCACCTATGAGGAAAGATAGTCTCATGGCAATAATTATCGCCGTCCTGATAGAAATACTGCTGGGGGTAAAATGACCTTCGAAGAGCAATACGAGGCCCTACAGGCCGTTATTCCTGACTTGCCTAGGGATATACCGGCCTATCAGGTAAACCCGCCCCTGTGGGCTTTCTGGCGCACTGTGGAGCCATCCGCGCCGGAGCATCCCATAATGACCGAACAGGAGATCGTGCGCCGTCTCGATCTTCTTTACATGGGCGACGGCGCGTGCTAGACCGCCCCGCGTTTTCTCCCCAACTGCCCGGCATAAAAACCGGGCGTTTTCTTTCCCTAAAAGGTAGTCCAATGGAAAATATACACAGACTAGTAAAAATATTCCGCAAAATGAGCCCCTACATGACGGCTAATCAAATGGAATTCGTCCTGACGGTGGCGCTGTATCCGGGCGAAGGGACCGTGTCCTACGCTAACCGGCTGAAGATAGAGAAAGCCGCCGCGTCGCATCTCATCTCGCGGCTGGGCTCGCGCGGGCGCACCTACAGCAAAGGCGTCAAAGTCGAAGGGCTGGGGCTGTTGACGCAAGAACATTCGTCAGTGGACGCGCGAGCGACAGAGGTCTACCTAAGCCCAAAAGGTGAGAAGTTGGTCCGGGGTCTATTGACCGCGCTGACGTAGGCCAAAGATTCCGCGCATCATATTCTGCGGCGGCGGGGCCATGGTGTTTTGATAGAGCCCGGTCATTTCCAGATAGGGCTGCAAATAGGACAGCAACCGCCGCCGCATCTCTTCCTTGCGGAGATATGCGTCTACGCCTGCGCCCGTGTCGTCTAGCCCGCTATAGTCCTGCGCCTGCTGAAACGCCCGCGCACGCTCCCAGAACGCCTGCTGTTCGGGAGACTTGCCCAGAAAATCCGCGATAGGGTCGCTGGACGCAGGGGCCTGCCGCATGTATTCAATCCGGCCGGAGGGCTTTGGCATGAACGCACCCGAATATGAGGAACGCCTGAAGGCGCTCCAACAGGAAGTATCAAAGGCTTACCTTGCCGGATATTCCGAGGCGCGTCAACGCGCGCAGTGGACCATTACCGGGGCGCTGGACGAGGCCGCACGGCTGCGGCTCGCGCTCGAATCGGCGCTGGATGAGATACGGGACGAGGCCACCCGATCCCGTATTCTAGCAGCAATGCACAGAAGCAAATCGCCAGATCAATTAGGTTCTGAACCATAGCCGAGCCCGTCCAGTAGCGCCCGAGCCTGCTCATGCGCGTGGCAAAGCTGGTCGATCAGCTCGGACGGACACTCATCGTCCCCCGGACTGGACGCCCAGTCAAGGTAAAGTTCGACGGCCTCGGTCAAGT